ATATAAATGATTTAGCTTAATAAATCCTTCATACATTTTAAGAGATGGAGAATAATTAGATTGAGATTGATCTAGTTCAAAGATTGGTTGATAAGGATCTATCTTGTGAATAAATCTTGTTTGAGTTCCATTTATAAAGTTCTTAGAGAACTTATTATTTTCTTCAAAATCTTTCCAATCTTTAAATCCTTCTGCTTGAGCAAAACTATCTTTCTCTCTTATTTGTCCATTAATCTCAATTCCTTTACTAGTAACTTTAGCTTCACCTAAATAACTAATCTCAACCAATGTTCCATCTGGAAGTTTATAAGTCCCATCTTCAATCTTAGCGCTTCTATTAGTAATAGTTTTTGTACCAGTTTTTATTTGTTCAATATTATCTGGTTGCATAGGTAAAGTTTTAATTGTAGAGCTTTTAGGTTTATCTTCAGAATCATTAAATAAAGATCCTTGCTCTTCATCTTTTACTTCTTGTTCAGAATTTCTAGAAGAAATCATTACTAATTTAGTAGTAGGTCGAGACACAGCTACATATAAACTTTTGTTTTTGGTAATTGCGTCTCCGGCATTTGTTGAACCTAAGATGTTATCTTCAAAAACATAAGTGTTTGTGTAAGTTGAACCTTGAGCTTTGTGAGAAGTTATTGCATAACCGTATTGAATATTAGCAAAGGCTCCTTTAACTGCAAACCCTAACTGTGTATCTGTTTTCCAGAGTTCGTTTAAATCTTTTTCAAATTTATCTTTACTTGAATTTGCAATAACAGGAACAATTCTATTCTCTCCTTCAGAATCTAACAGATCTAAATATAATACATTATAATTCAGTTTGAAAGATCTTTCTCCTTTTGCTTTTGAGAAAACAGTTATGGTATTAGTCGCAGTTCCTTCGCCAACATCCATTACTACAAAATCATCTGAATTATGAACTCCCTCACTCTCGTTTAAAGGATCTACGTTCCAAGAATCATATGCCGTGACTATTTCTCCAATGTTAAATTGATTTTTACTATCAGCTCCAAATAATTTAATTCTGATTTTATCATTTAAGTTTTTAACACTTTGAGGAGAATTGTGTTTTTCATTATTGAATGTAATTGCTTTTACATAATCTGGATTTGATCCTGAATTTTGAAGATCTTGTACAAGTTTCTCTAATGCATCATTTTCATTAGAAATAAATTCTACACTAGAATTAGATATTGGATCAAAACTATTAGTTCTGTCTTTTATTGCAACTAATTTTGGATTATCAGATTCAATGTTTTCTGCCACCACAGAACCTATATTGATAATAGGACTGGTTTTAGCTTGTCTCATTTTTTCTGTTAATGTGTATTTATTTTTCAGATTAAATACAGGACTATCAACATCTTCACCCACAGGAGGTAATTGAGCATTATCTCCCATAAATATAACCTTTGCCCCTGATTTTTTTAAATCCATTATTTCTTGATAAATAGCTGGAGAAATCATGGAAGCTTCATCAACAATAATAACATTAGCTTTATTGATTGGAACTTTATCATTTGCTCTTGCAAAAACATCAGGTGTAAATTTACCGGTAGTTTCGTCTAATTTAATAGCTAATGCTGATGCAACAGTTTTTACAATATTTTTACCAATAGATCTACCCAATACTTTTTTAGCTTTGTGTGCAACAGTAATACCTAAAACTTTCTTCCCTTGTTTTTTTACATCTTCTAAAATCTTTTTTATGATAGTAGTTTTACCTGTACCACCTCGACCAATTAATGTAAATTCGTTTTCATTAGAATTTAAAAAAGATCTAATTAAATTCAAAGCTTCAGTTTGACCTTGATTAGCAAATACTCCAGGAAATAATTCATACTCACTTGTAGAAATTTCTTCTGTTGAATTTTCATCATTTGATACAATAGGTTCTTTATAATCATAAGCTTCTCTCATCCTAGCATCACTCTGTTCTTTCAGAGTAGGCTCAAATAAATTTGGATTAATTAAATCCACAAAATACTGTTTATGATAAGCATCTCCTAATTGGATCTGAGATTCATTACCTTTCTGAGGTTTCAGTTTAACAGTCTTAGATTCACGGTCTTTTACAGTAGCTAATTTAAAAGGATAATTATTCCAAATATAAGGAGAATGTTTTTTCAAAAACCTTGGATTATTTGCTGCAAACAATAATTTAAAATCTTCAAAGACTTTAGTTGCTGTATCAAAATCTACTTTAGCTGTTTGAATAGCTTGTTTAAGTAAATCTTGATATAAATATTGATATGCATTAAATTCGTTTCTTTTTGAATTTAATCCAACTGGTACAATAGAACTATAATTAAACGGACCAATATTTAAACCTGTTTGGAAAAATAATAATTTAACCATGTCATTATATAATTCAATATCAGTTTCAGCAATTTCCTCCAAGCTTAATCTCATGTCGTTAGAATCTAATTGATTCAATTCTTTCTCAAACAATCTCAAGTTGTCCAACTTCTCATTTGTAGTAAAGTCTTTTGCATTATTCAACATTGGAAAGAATGCTTTCAGGACTAGATTACTTGGAAGTTTTTCCTTTAAAGTTAAAACTCTTTTACTGACAGAATCGTCTTTCATCAATCTATTAAACTCAGACTTTGAGAGAACTGAATTATGTAATAAAAACAACATAAAATCATTTTCAATTGTTTGTCTGACTTTATCTTTAAGGTTAAAATTCACTGACTGTGCAGCTAAGTGCTTGAAGTTAGTCAACATACTACCAAAGTTTGTTTTACCTAATGCGTAGAACGGATTATATATTTTATACCTCAGTCTACCATATTGATAAAATGGACTAATTGCACCAGATTGGTTCAATCTCATTTGATCCGCAACTTCAACAATAGCAACAGTTGACACTGCAGCTTGTGTTGCTTCAAATTCCTCAAGTGCTTGTTTGTCTTTTAACCCTTTTGTATCTGAATTTTGAGTAGATTGGAATCTACCAAATTCTTTAGCTTGTTCTTGCAATTCTAAAAAGTACGATAAATAAATCAATTGATTCTGATCAAACTTATTTTGTTTTGCATCAATAAGCATTTGCTTATCACTTAAGGTGAAGTTTAACTCATAGACATTTGGAGGATCTGTTTTATAACCTTTACTTTCGAGTAACTTTTTTATTAATTTCTTTTTACTTAATTCTGCATTAGAAGCTTTATAAATTTGACTCTCGTTAAGTTTTTGAGCGTTCAAATAAGCCTGAACCAATGGTTGTTTAAATAATAAGATAACTGATTTTGGAGCAACTCGTCTTCTGATCATTAAACCTAACACCCCTAGGGTCTGCATATTAATACCAAGTAATACTGCAGTTGGGTTTTTAACATTGTCCACTTGAGTTGACAAAAGTTGAGATTGATTTTCAGATATAACTGTTCCTTTGGTATCTACATAATTACCTAAATCATAATTGTCTTTTAAACCTGAAAACAAGTTTTTAGTTTCTCCAAAACCTTCTCCAAAATATTGTTGACTTATGTCTAAGTTATCAATTTGATTCGTAGCTGCATTTGTAATACCTAATGCTACTGGACCAACACCAACTTTCCCTTTTACAAACACAACTGTATTTTTCACATTTGTAGACGGTAGAACCGATCCAACAAACTCTTTGTTTGGTTCTTCAATCAAACCTTCGTTCTTAAGTTCTTTATATGTATCTTGAACAAAGATTTCATCAGTTACAGGCATTAACAAATGGTGTGCGTTTCTAGGATGTAACAAGATTTGTTTTTCTAAATCAAGTAAAGTTCTATCTAAAGAATCTTTAGAACTGTATCTTGTTTTATAATCTTCAAAAGAAATAACATCTAGTCCTTGTTCTTGACTTACTGAAACATAATTATCATACATGTATAATAATTCAATATCAGACATATCTGAAAATATTTTATTAGCTGTATCTTCAGACCAATAAAACTTAATAGAGTCAATGTCAAAGTCAGATCCAACTTTAATTACAATTTCAGTTGGTACTAAAATGTAATTCTGCATTGTAGGTAGATTAAATTTTTTCACCTTCAAAACATCATTAGAAGATAACTGTTGGTTTGGAATACGAAGCCCTTTAAAAGTATAAAGATCGGGTCTTAATTCAATATCTTGATTGAGTTTTTCAATTGCTTTAACCAGATTGTTAGTTTTTGCCCAACGTAATAAAGGTTGGATCCAAAAATCAGGTAATGGTATAATAATTTCAGCCGGTTCCACTTTTGTAAGATTCCCATCTTCATCAAAAATTGGATTATAAAATTTAAGTGTGTCTTGACTTGATTCTTGAATACCATCTTCATTAAATTTTCTTGAACCTAATGGTTCATATCCAGTAATTGCTGCTTGAGGATAACTTGACCCAGGTCTGTCAAAAGAAATAATTCCGTTAGTAATTAAAGAGTACAATACATTTTCAATTTTATTTTTCATTGGTGTTGCTTCCAAACCAATAGAAGGATCATTAAAAAAGTTTTCTACTGCATTTCTTACATTTTCTGGAGCAGACAACATTTGAGTTGACTCCAAAATTGCTTTCTTTAATTCATCTAACGTTTTGAATTCCCCAGTTTCAACATCAAACCCTATTCGTTTTAATAAAGAATCATGATTCTTTTGAACCATGTTTCTTACAACTTCTAAGTAAGAATCCACTAACTGTTTTGCTCCAGGAAACCTTTCCGCTTTGTTGACAATAAGATTTGACAATAAGATTTTTAAAGATTGTGTTGAACCTTTAATTTCATCTTTTACTTTATTTCCTATTTCAACCTGATCTTTTAATGCTTCCCAGTCAGATAGATAAGTTAAAATATCTTTATGTTCAGCAATAGCTTCATCATTAAAATAACCGTTTTTATCATAAAAGTCTAATCCTCTTTCGGAAATATCAGATATAAAAGGACTAGTGTTGCGAATATCGTCATTGTTACTAAGTATATTTTTAGCTGCTAATTTAGGATCTACTCCACCAACTTTATTTGCAGATCCCATGTGGGCAATGTCAATACCATTTGACATTAAACTGAAATTCATTAGTTGTAAATTAGTTCCTATAATAGCAGATGGTAAAAGTAAATGTTGTGAAGTTTTAAATACAGAATTAAACATGTAGCTAAATTCTGATTTATTTTGTTCATAATATTCCTCGGGTGTAGAATAACCTGCAAATTGTGTTTTCAAAGTATGAACCGCATCAAGCTTTATTAACTTGTTGTCTACAATTCTATACTTCCAACCATCATATTCTTTTTCTCCAATTTTTGTTTTTCTAACTTCAAAAGGTTTTATTTTAACTCCTTTAAATTCAATTTCTAAATCTGCAATATCTAATTGTGAAGAGAATTTGGATATAGCCATTTCTGTTTGATATACAAACTCCATTCCATCTGGCCACTTACCTTGTCTTAACATAAAGTTCTTAAAAGCAGGTAGAGTCATATAACTTTGACCATCATTCTCATTTGCAGCTAAATACTTTTTCTCATATAATCTGAGTTTAGATTCATATGTTTTTTGCAATTCTTCCAAAGATTTATTAGGAAAATCTTTTACAAATCCATCTTCAAACATCATAAACAATTTAGATTCTTGTTTACCTGTGAGTTTTGAAATTATAGGCTTACCTGATATTGTTAAAGCTGGTTGCAATAAATGACTTTTATAATCTTCTCTTTCAGCTAAAGTAATAGCTCTAAAGAATTCAGGTTTAGTTAAAAAAGTTGACGGATTAATTTCAACTTGTTTACCTGTTCTAGGATTTAAAACAGAAAAAGATTGATTTAATTGTTCCCGTACATGATTATGTACTTTAGCACTATTAACAGACAATTTACCAGTTGAACTCTGAGGAGCTAAACGTTTAAATAAATCTGTACCTGATTTAAATGCTTCAGCTAATCCAGAAAAGAATCTGTTTTCAAAAATGTGACTTGACACCTCATTAACAAATGCTGCCGCTAAAACAGTATCTGCATTACCATATTCATTAAGTATTGTTCGGTTAATACCTCTTAAGCTTTTTACTTTAAAACTGCTTCCTTTTTCGTTGTAAAGTGTTTGATCATATTCATCCAATATACCTAAACTAGATACATATTTTTTATATTCTGTAAACTGATTCTCTACAAAAGTTTCAACAGCTTTTCTATCAATCGGTTGACCATTTAAAACACTTTCAAAAGCTTTACCTAATATAGCACTACCAAAAGCTCCTGTTTTAATTTTACCAATGTGCTGAACAGGAAACTTTTCAATTTCCAAGTTCTTTAAAAACTTTACTTCCAGATTAATTTGTTCAATTAAATTTTCTGTTAAAATAAACAGAGCATCTGAAATGGAGCCTAATTGACTTTTAGTGTATAAAGGTTTACCAAAACTATATGCAAAAAATGTAGAACGATCAGCATGTTTCATGGACATATTATATCCTTGTAAAGCTCCGTTTAAGTGTAAAGCCATTAGATCAGGTTCTTCTAATTTAGACACTTCGAGATCATCTTCTTGAGAATCAATATTATAAGGAATAACTAAATCTAATCTTTCACCATTTAATATTTTTTGCAACCATAAATTATGAATTTCATATGTACCATCTTGCTTTTTTGTTACATTGAATTCGGATACTTGAAATGGTATATATTCTCTAAGAAGATTGATTTTGTCTTCTTGGGACATCTCTGGAGTAAACTTTGATTGAACAAATTTTATTGTATTAATGACAGATGTTTGCTGAGTGTTTAATCCTAATGAGTATAATTTTTTTCCGTTTATATAAACCATTAGATCAATAGCTTCTTCAAACAATGTTTGTTTTTCTGCAAGCTCTTCTACATACTTCTTAATACCTAATTCTTTAAATACGTTTTTAGAATCAGGTTTACCTCCATTATATTTTGCTACTTGCTGAATGATAGTTCTGAGTTGGGTAGTTAAATTTTCAACATTTGGATTAACTTCAAACCCGAATAATTCTAAAACATCATCATCATTGAATTTACTTTTACTGATTTGTTTAACATCTTCCATCCACTGATCAAAATCAGCATATCTTCTGATAAGATTATTCTTCCAATCATTAACTACTTTATTAACCTTGGTTCCTGAATTAGCATTATCAAAATAAAAGTCTCCTTCTTTGATTCGCATTGTGACAAATTTATTTTCTGTCATAGCCATTGTCGAAACAAATTCATTTTCAAAAACAATATTTTGAGATAGATAATTAACCAAAGGCTTAATGTATGAAAAATTTAATTTTTGAAGCTCATCCATAAAAGCTTTAGTTGGAACTCCTGCCATTCGAGTGGCAATTTGAACAAATCCTTTTGTCCAACTCAAAGGAACAGGTAATCCAAATGAATTGTTTTGGGATGTATCTGTTAAGCTGGATAATAAAAATTTAATTTTTTTACCCATTCTGGCTTTAGGATCAAATTCAATTGAAGATTGAAACTCTCTTGTTCCTTTTTCTTCAGTTGTTAATGCTCCATCCGTCTCATCCTCTAATTCATTTATTTGAAGACCTAATAATTTTAAATTTTTGATCATTCCATTCATGAAAATAGATTCTTCAATAGGACGATTTTCTTTTAAAATTGGATCAACGTCATTATAAAAAGCATCAACAAGATCTCCATATTCTTCAGACATACTATAAATTGCTTCACCCAAATCAGGTATTACCACTTCATCTAACATCTGTTTGATCTTAACAGAACCTTTAGATAAAAACAAATCAATGTCGCCATTAATTGTCAACATAGCTTTGACAAATCTTTGGGTCAACATTTGAGTAATATCATTTTTCTGTTCTACTGAAAATTCCGCACCTCCGATTAATATTTTATCAGCATCTTTTAAATACTGTTGAGCTGACATTGGACTTGATTTATAAGTTTTAGCTAAAATCTTGTCGTAAATAGTTTGAATGTCAGAAGTAGATAAACCTAATAATTTTTTAATAAAATTCCAAAGTCTTTGAAAAATAGATTTAAGTGGAAGAGTTGTTTTAAAGTTTTGATTTAATACAAAATCAGAAAATTCATCTGCTAAAAATTCTTCAACTAATTCACTTTCTGTTAAAGATGGATAAACCTCTTTATACTTTGCAAGTATCGTTGAATAATTTTTCTTTTGTTTTACTTCTTTTATTGCAGAAGCTCTTTCATTTGTTGTAAGATACATTCTCCAAACACGGTGAAATGCTTCATGGTAAGCTACATCTATTGTAGCTAATTCGGACAAAAGAATTTTACCATCTGCTTTAAATCTTCCCAAAGACCTGTTTTCAATTAAACCTTTTACTATCAAAACATCTTGTTCGGACATACCAAGATAGTCAACAAGAAAGGCAATGCTCTCTTGTTGACTTCTGCTTGGCAGTTCTTTGACTAACTCTCTATAGAGTCTGTCTGTAGAAAATGTTTTTCCTTTGTATTTAAATGTACAACTCATTTGCAATGTTGTGTTATTTCTCCAGATTTAAGTTTAGCTTTAAGTAAATCTTGAGTTGTTAGTATTTTATCGGCTTCTTTAAACTTATCTAAAGAAGCTGCTGTACGCCTTTGTCTTACAGGTTTTTCTATTTTCTTAGAAAGTCTTAGTATATTGTTTCCTTCACCAGATTGAGTAAACTCCCATCCAAATTCTTTAGATAGTGCCATCATATCATTGATCACATCTCGCCCTTGTACTGGAGAAGCCTTTGTTATATTAATTTCAAAATAACCATTTTTCTCAACTTCTGTTTTCATTAATGATTTACCGGCTCCTTTGACCATATCACTTATCTCTCCTAAGCCGGTTGAAGATTTAATTTTGTCCAACACCTCTTCACCCCAAGTTAAATCAGAAAATACTTCTTCTTGTACAACTTGTTTATTAAACCATATGTTTCTTTGAACTCTGTTAGGATAACCTTTTGCTGTGATAGTGTTTGTTGTTAATACATCGTTTAATAAATGATCATAATAACTTTTACTTGAATCCCAATCAACAGTTGGTACTTTCTCTCCTCGCTCATTTCTTTTATATACAACCATAGGTTTATGAAAGATCGGATTTCCATTTGTCTCGGTTGTTCCTATCAAATGTTCATTCACATTAAACCTTTTCTGTTGCAAAAATACTAATAAATTTTCTATGCTTGAAAAATCTTCTGTCTCAAAAGCTTGTTGTATATCTTTAACTTTAATATTATGAGTTACACTATTAAAATCTGTCCACACTAAAACAGGATCTGTTGCAACAGTTTCTTGATTAAAGTAAATTTCTCCTTTACCGCCATTCTTAGAACCAAAAGAAATCAAAGACTCTATTAAATTGGCTCTTGACATTTTAGGTTTTTCATTAAAAAACACAGGAATCTTTTTCATTAATTGCGTCCCAAATCTGATTTCAGAGGGAACTTCAATTGAAAAGCTTTCTGTGGGTCTACCTGTTTCAGCTCTTAAGCTTAATAAATAAGCAACTGTTTTAGCTTCTTCTTCAGTTAAGTTTCTTGCTTTTAATGCATGAACATTTTGATCTGAATCCACAAGCACTGTGTCACCTGAACTGATTTTTAATTCTTCGGATCCAACTTTAATAAAACCTGTTGTAGATAATAATAGCTTCCCACCTTTTAAATCAGATGGAGAAGGATTGTCAGATTTAACAAGTTTTACACCAGGAATATTTTTTAATGGATTAGACCATAACTCCTTACCGGTTTCATTTTTACCTTTTAATCTATGACCTTTTGTTATACCAGCTACTTGTAAAAACTGAGGGTTTTGCTGTAATTGAGAATACCATTCTTCATATTCTTTTCTAGCTAATAAAAATGCTGCAGTAATCAAATCTTCTTGATTACTAAAACCTAAAGCATCTAATTTTTGTTTATCTGCTTTTGTTGGTTTTACGACAGAACTAATACCATATTCTAATTTAAAATTTTCAAGAATTGTTTTTTCAGCTAAAATGAATTTCTTTGGTTTTCCATTAATCAATGGATATAAATTTTCTGGTGTCCATAAACTGGTGAATACATAGTTACCTTGCTGTTCATCATATTTAGCATTAATTTTATCTCGAAGTTTATCTTTTAGATTGTCATCAGTATTAGTTAATTTACCTTTTTGTAATCCAAAAGACATATTTAAATACTCCCTTGTACCTAACGTATTAGTTTTAGAAATTACTTCCTGTATAGGATAGCTTGTTCTTCCATCATGTGTAACCTCTAATCTAATTCTTCTACTTCCATCTGCTTGAGTATCTACTACATAAGTGACAGGATTATCTTCAACATCTAATCCTGCAAAAGTTTCTTTTTTTACAGTTATATTCGAAGCTTCATCATTTAATTCTTTTTGCCTTTTCTTTTCAATCTCATCCACATCTAATTTTGATCCACCTTTAACTACTGGCTGACCATCCTTATAAAGAACCACATATAGATCTGAATCATTGCTTACAGAACCTGCATCTCTTAAAATTTGAGTATGTAATTCTTCATTTGATTTATCATCTAAACGAACAACCTTAGCTGTATAACTTGTAGGATTTTTAGAAACCTCTTCGTCTAGAGTTTTAAACCATAATTGTTGACTTACTTTAGGATTAAGTTTTTCAACAAAGATTCCATCTTCAATCTTGGTTAATTCGTTTAACAAATGTCTTCCTGTGGAAGGAAATAAATTTACACCTTTGTCTTTATCAAATTCTTCAATAACAGCATCAGTGTCTGATTCTTCTTCAACAATAGGATTAAAAGTTTCTTGAGTTTTTTCAGAAACAGTTTTTTTAGTTTCTGCTAAGCTTTTTATTTTTTCAGCATTAGCATTTGCTATTTCAACTTCCCTTGAAGAAAAACGTTTATCTTCAGCCATTTTAGTAGCCAACCTATCTATAGTAGCTTCTGAAACCTCACCGGTCTGTTTAAAAGCATCATATTGATCTTGACTTACATCGTCTGTTCTAAAATTAAAAGTTGATAGATCTGATTTTATATCAGACACAGGTTTATCATCAATTGTCCAAACACCATTTTTATTTTCTAATGTTCGTGAAACACCTTTGTTATCTACTATAACAATCTTTTCGTTTGGATTATATCCTTTCCCAAGATCATTTATAATAGATTCATTTTTCGAAGGGATTTTTTCAGCTTGTTGTTTTAACTCTTCGTTTAATGATTGCTCATCACTTTTTAAATCTTGAAATAATTTTAAATTATCTTTGAAATTATCATATAATTCTTTTACTCCAGATTTAGTAAAAAACTTTTCAAAATAATTAGATAATTCTTGTTCAAGCTTTTCAATCTTTTTCAGTTCTTTCTCTGCTTCATTTCGCTTTTGAGTATAAACAGGATCTGTTAAAACTGAATCTGGAATATTAAGAACTTGTTCTGTAGCTTTTCTTCTATTGGCTACTGCATCTAAAGAAACTAAAGTTTGAAACTTCTTATGAAAATAGTCTTGTTTAAACTGACTATATTCCGGAGTTGGTTCAGAATAATATCTTTCAGGATAATTTGTTTGTTCTGCAGATTCATAAGCATTTAAAACTCTTTCACCAGACAGTGCAAAAGACTGTTCGTATTGACTAGTTTCTTGAGCCGTAGGAATTCTACCATGAGTATCTTCAAATCTTTTTTGCCAAGCAGGAACCACTTGGTTTTTAACATGCTCTCTGAATAATTCCTTACTTCCTTCTTGCCCTAAGAAACCTGACATATAATTAGATGCTAAAAACTGACCGTAAATTTCTTTACTTAATTCATCATTTTGTACAACTGCTATGTCATACTTAGCATCAGTGACAAGTTCATCTAGTTGTTCTAATTGACTATCAACTAACTTCTTGTCATCTATTTCACCGTTTGTCATCAGATCTTTATATGATCTGAATTGACGAATATGATTTTCTTCTATGATTGAACTTAATCCTTTTTGAGCTTTTGTTTCTGGTAACATTCCATACTTAACCCAAAAATTATCTGAAGATCTTCCTGCAGAACCAAACAATGCTGATTTTAAAGCTTTGTTTTCTTGCACTGTTCCAACAACCGATGCACCTCCTCCAAGCAACCCTCCCAAGAATATGCTTTCATGTAACTCACTGTTGTTAGTAAAATCATCAAAGTATTGTGAAGCCACATTAGATAAATTACCAAAAACCGATTCTTCGATCTTTCCTTCATCAATGTTTTGTTGGAGAGTAGTTTGAGAACCTTCTTCATAAAAACCTTCTTTTAATACATTTTTACCGAAGTTTTTTAATCCTTCTTTTATAACATTTTTTCTAGATAATTGTTTGCCAGCTTGATTTATAGAATTTGTATCTACAACTCCATCTTTAAACAGTTTACCTAATAAATTATTAGCTGCTTCTTTTTCTCCTGATCCGATAGATTTCCAAATCCATTTTTCATCTAAAATATTAGATACTGCTAACAAAGCCATATTACCTTTAAATACTGCTGCAGCTCCCTCACCAGCTTTTAGTTTAGCTTCTTCTTCTGTTAAACCTTGTTCTATATATTTATTAGTCAAGGTGTCAAAAGTATTTGCTGCTTCTGCCGAAGATTCAACCACAGTATTAATTGCTGCAGAAGCATATCCATTTGCATTTTGAGCAAAGTTTTTTGTATATTTAAAACCCATTGGGGTAGCTTCCATTAAACCAAGCTTTGCAACCCAAGATTCACCTGTAGCTGTTTTACCAAGTTTAGTAGAAATATTAGCAAGTTTTTCACCAGCTCCAGCTATCTTAGAACCTACATTTAATCCTTTAATTACAGCACCAGGTGCAAACATTGCCAACATAAATCCTAATCCATCTGCACCAGTTGAAGCCCACCATGCACCAGATCCTAATTTATCCAATAAATTTCCTTCTTGAACCTGCTGAGAAATATGAACAGGAATCATTTCTTTTAATGATTCATCTAATTGTTCAAAAGAATTGACCCACGCATTGTCTACAATATATGACATTGAATTTTTTCCATCTCCAAACAATTCATTTCCCACAGCTCCTGCAGCACCAACTAAATAACCAGGAGTTTTTGCAATCTCAATACCTACTGTTTTAGCTACATTAAACAAACCTTTTCCAGCTAATTCTAAAGCTCCTTGATTGGCTGCTTTAGTTTCTTGAATAATTTGTGCAGCTACTGAAGCATTACCTAATGTACCATAACCAGCTTCAATTTTTTCAGGAGTCACAAATTCTAATTGATCTGTGACTCCTGAAAATTGACTAGGGTTATAATTATCTGGTTGAACAAATTGTTTTTCAAAAGCAAAAGGATCTAATGGAGTTCCTTGTGGATCCTGTTTTCGAAATTTACTCATTGTTTTGTTTTTGTTATTTCAACATCAGCTGTTGATAGGATTTGTTTTCCTTTTCTTTGTTTGCTGATACCTGAAGTTGAATTGTAAGTATAACCTGTTTCAGAAGGAACAATTATTTTTCTTCCTTCTTGGTCTATGACAACATCTGCCGCAAAGTTCCCTGTTGGTGTATTTAAACCATAGGTTTTATATTTCATTCCGCCTATTTGTTCATCATTCAACAAGTCTTTAGATTGCCAACCTAAATTAGAAATAGGAATTAATCTACCTCTTTGAGTTTGACCTTTATTATCAACCCATATTTGATTTGGATCAAAAAGCATCAAATTGTCATCACCTGTGTTTTTAAGATTCAATTCAGCTAACTGAGAATCCATTGCAGCATTTTTTAAACCAAAGTTTCCTTCCATTGCATGAAGATTATCCAATATACCTTGGGCTTGAGGATTTTCTCCTTGTTGCACCTTTTTAATATAAGCTTGTTCTAAAGCATTTTTGTATTCTCTATGTAAAGCTGAACCTGGAACTAATGCAACTTCAGTATAGCCATCTTTGGTTTTACCATTTGGTAAAGTCATTGTAGCACCAATTTTAAGTATTGGTTCTCCTTTGCCATTTTTAGCTACTGCAATTTTACCAACTTTTTTGGCTTCTGCATTATCCATAGTATTACCCTTATTGTCTTTGAATTGCAAACCCATTAATCCAAACGAGCTGAAGTTATTACCTTCTCCTGTTTCAATTGCTTGAGCTGTCATATCAAATACAGGTTTGAGAACATCATCCTTGGTTCCTGCATAAATCTCAAATGTACCTAAAGAACCCCAGTCATAATTCATTCCGGCTTTTTGTTGTTTTTTAACATCTTCGGCCATTTTTCTTTTAAATTCTTCAGCACCATCAAATGCAACAGCATAACCATCTCCTTCAATATAAAATTCTTCAGGTTTTGCAATCAGTCGATTTGTTAATTCAAGATCCGTTTCACCTGGTTTTCTAAATCCTTTTAAAGCATTTAGTCTTTCTTTACCTTCAGGTGTTTGAATATATTGACTTGCTAAATGTTGCTGACCATCTTCTAAACGACTGACTTCATTATTAGCTTCACCATATCCTTGAAGCATTGTTTTTAAACTTGATTCAGAATCTGGGGACATCATTTGTTCATATAAAGCCTGAACTTGTTGATCACTAAATTGATAATCAGAATTTTCATTTAACATTGCTTTATAATTCTGAAGTTTTTCTGCTTCAGTGTCTCCTTTAACATTTTGCCACTTCATGTAAGCTTGACCAATGTTATCTAATTTCCATCCTCTGAATACATCAGAGTTGTTAATACTTTGATCTAGTTTTTGTTTCAATTGATCTCTGTTAAGTTTTGCATCTTGTGCATACTTTTGCATTTCAGGTAATTGCTGAGCCAATCCATCAGCTACTAAAATTTGACTATTTTCTTTTGCAGCAAATTCAAAATTCAATCTGTCTCGATTGATTTGATTTTCATCTCTTTTGCGAGCATCTTCCAACAAAGCTTTTTTAGCTTGATTAAATTGTTTGTCAATATCTGTTTTAGTATAAGCTCCTCTTAAAGCATAATTCAAATAAGAATTGTTTACATCGTTTATTAACTGATTGTCTAAATCAAATGAATCAATACTGCTTTGAACATCTTGCTTAGCTTTCTGCAAATATTCTGTGGCTGCTTTTTTTGTTTGAGGTCCGAACTGACCATCTAAAGTAACATTATATCCTTGCTGCCTAAGCATCGACTGAATATCTTTAGTTGCTTCTTGATCTCCTTGTTCAGCTTTTAAGTAAGTTTGCTCTATGTTTTTATAAGCATTATTTTGTTTTGTTTCAAAATCAGCTTTATATTGATCAGGATTAATACCTAATTTTTTGTATTGAGCGTCTCTTTGAATCTGTGTAGCAAACTCGGGTTGAGAAGAAAGAGCTTGATAAGCAAGTTTAATTCTTTCTGGTTCTCTAGTTTCTTGTTTAATTTTAGTTAACCACCAATCTGAATTAGAACCTAACCATTGAGTTGTACCATTCTCCTTAATCTCTTTTAACATTTCATTAACAGCTCCATTGATGTTTGCTGTTTTATAAAGTTGTGGAGTTGAAATAGAAGTATATCTTCCAGTTTGAGGATCAAATTCAATTGGGTTTTTTAATTGATTAGCTAGTTCTTGTTTAGCTAATGTTTTATTAACTGGAGAAGTGTCATCTTTGTAAAAATCATCAATAGCTTTTGCACCTGCTTGATATGAATTATATCTTTGATTCAAAACATCGGCTTCTCCACCAGGAGACCAATCTTGTCTAATTTGATTCAGGAATTTATTATATTCCATTTGACCTTGTGTAACACCTTTTTTATAAGCTTCTGTTACATTGGTTAACCCTTGATCCGTTTTAGCTTTGTATTGTTGATACAATTGCATATCAGGATCGTTGTTTAACACTTGAGGTCTTTTTTCAGAAAGAAGTCCAACTTGATTATATTGACCTTGTTGTTGATTTAATACTTCATTAAAAGCAGTATAATCTAACTCCGGAAGTTTTGGTACATACGTTTCCCATGATAAATCTAAAGGTCTTGCTAAGCGATCATACTTATTTAGTCTTCTCATTTCATTGTAATTATTTCGTCAATCGAAGTTCCTTTTTTCAATTTTTCAATTACATCATCTGTAACTTTGAAATTAGGATATTTAGAATTCAATACGGCTAACTGCTGATTTAACTGAAACTTATTTAACTCTGTATTATTTTGAATCATTTTTTGTGTTTCAGCATATCTGTTAAAACTAGATCCGAGTTGAGTTAAATTAGACATTAAGTCTCTATCAAACAGTCGACCATTTGCTTCATTCATTTGCTGATTCTGCTGATTTTGATATTTTCTGCTAGCCAAATCTTGTGCTCTCTGATTTTCAATTTGACCTTTATTCATATTGAGTTGACTTTGAGCTAAATTTTCTTGTTGAGAAATTTGTCCAACTTGATCAGCCTGTTGGGCAAATCTTGCCGCCTCTCTTCCTTGAAATGAAGCAGCATTAGAACTTAATGATCTATTTACATTCCCTAATAAATTAGAAGCTCCAATAGCATCTTGTTTAGATTGAGTAAAATCAATATTGGCAGATTGTAAATATTTATCAGATTTTACATAATCAGGCGCAATTAACTTTTCTTTTTCTGTAGGACTTAATGCATCTACAACAGATCCTGCTAAACCAATTCCTTTTGCCACAAGACCTAATGTATTCATATTTAAAGGACCTAATTTTTCTGTAAAAGGTTTTCTTACAGATTTAACAGTAGGTGCAATATTTCTTTCTGAAAGATTCTCACCAAGTTGAGAAGGTTGATCTCCCGGTAACACTGTAGTGTCAAGAGCTAAATCATATCCTTTGGGTTGATCATATACATAATTATCTGGGACAGGAGGATTTAACAAAGGTTGACTTTGAACTGAAGTGGGAGACAATGTAGGTACTGTAGACATTTGAATTGGCTGAGCCTGCCATGCTAAATTAGCACTTGCTGGTACTTCAGGATCTCCATTTAAATAACCGCCTTTTGCTTTTTTTGTTTCTTCTTTAGTTCTTAACATATCATTTCCTGTTTTCAGAAAACTCATTTCTAACTTCAATGCATTTTTCTGATCCGGAATAAATCTCGCACTAGGATATTTTTTATTTGTTTTCATTGCATCTACATTAAACTTATTCCCTGTTTTTGGATTTGTTAGAGTATCTGATAAAACATATTGAAAATCTTCAAACTCAAAAGAATTTTCTTTGTTTTGAACTAAACTTGTTCCGTTAATGTCAGGATCTCCTTTACTATTAACAGGTAAATCATTACCTGATTTGTGCGAACCTGTATTATATTGTTTAAACCCGTCATTTATAATTCCACCTTTAGCAAATTTACCATATGGTAAATTATTCATTTTTAATTGTGGAACTTGTGGTTCGGGTTGTTCTGTTAATTGATTGTCAATAATTCCCGCTATTGGGGCTAATATCTGACCTATACCAGGAATAAAACTTAAGCCGGTTTTGATTATATCTCCACCTAAAGATTTTTCTCTAAATCGAAACTTTGATTTGGATTTAGATGATCCACCACCACGATAAGTGTCTTGTGGAAGTGGACCACCTGTATTACATTTTTTCTTCATCGTATTGAATCTTGTTGCTTAACAACTTGAAAAGCAATAGTTTTTTTATAGTCTTGAGCGGGTTTAAAAAACAACCGTACAAAAAGCAATTTACTTTTTAATTTGGATATAGTGTATGGAGATTTTGTAAAATCAATATTATTTACTACAACATCAATGTAACCATTATACAATTGCTTTGCTGTCCAATCTTTTGTTACAACTGGTACACCTGTGGAATAATCTAATAAACCAGCAATTTTATAATTCTCATCTGTTCGGATTACATACTTTGTAGAAGCAGATAGTTTATTATTTGCATATGGATTTGTTGTTTGATTTTGTAAAATCAAAGTTTGTAATCCTGTAGACTGATTCTGGTTGTAAGCTAAAAGTTTGTCAAATGTACTATCTACATTTTTAAACACTTGTTCATTGACATCCCATACTTGAGCACTACCTACATAAAACACATTACCTAAATCCGCAGTAACAGAATCAAATTTACCATATTCTAAAATAAAGTCGTATTTAATTCCATAAAAAGATTGATAATTATTTTTAGATAAATGTTTAAAAATTTGACTATTGTTTGTGGAAAAAGCATTTGAGTAAAAAGCATTGCTATCTGAAAATGATATTCTTGGAATATAACTATGCCAACTTACAAAACTTTCTTCTAACGGAGAATAACTTAATGTCCATGATTTATCTTCAAAATATTGAGGGTTATTCGAGGAAACAGTTATTGTTGCAAAAGATTCATTCTTAGCCTGCCATAATTTATTTGAAAAACTCCAAACAACTGTTTGTTCTGGAGTTACAAATTCTTGATCTTGATTTAAAGCTTGATAATCTTTTTTTGTAATCATCACTCTTTTAAATCTTGGATCATAATATAATATTACACCTACACCTCTACGATCTAATGTAGAGTTAATTGGAAAATCTTTACCTTCGATGTCATAAAATAATTTAGTGGCTTCAGATGGTAAATTTTCTCTAAACCATTGTTCCAATCCTTTATCTGATATAACTTGTGGTTGCCTACCATTCCATTGTAACAGTTCACCTCTTTTTTGATCTGCCCAAAAATGTCCAAATGGAGTATTACATTGACTTTGCTTACTTTGTAAACCTCCAAATCCAACATCTGTTTGGACTAATTCTCTTGGAGGAATACCTAAAAAGTCACCAGTGCTTAGATAAGCAGTAACTTGATCAGTGTTTATCTGTTGAGGATTAGGTTGTAAAATAAAAGTAGTGTCTTCTGTATGAACTAATAACTGATCATTCTGATAAACCAAACCTGTAATTCTACCTCTATGTGCAGGTAAGTCTATATAGTCATTTACTTTGTTAACCAAATAAAGATCAAAAGATTCCTCCTCAAATGATTTAGGAGACCAGATAATTCTGTTTGGGTATTGATTGATGCAATCAGAACAATAATTAAAGTTAAGCGGCAAACTTACTTTACCATTGTCTAGCATGGTTTTTGTATAATCTTTGTTATACAAATATTTTTCAGGTTCAACATCTTGACTTTTCTTTAAAGCTGGTCTTTCAGCATCTGGGTTATAGGTTAGTTTTTCTAAAGCCCAATTAAACTGAATAGTTTGATTGTAACCATTATGTCTAAGACTAGAATTTATTTCATGTTCTTCAAACTGATAACTATAATCATAAATAGTTATAAAGTTTTCTCCTAAAGAGCTACTATCTGAATCTTCTCCTATGATTGCTGCTCCCGCACCTCCATCTGTCTTAACCATTTTAACATTAGAAATTAGAATATCTCCACTATAAAATACATTATCTTCGGTTAATAAACTTGTAGCAGGATTAAAATTTATATAATGATAAACGAGATTCAATATTGATTCATAAGGAGCTGCGACTTTCTTCTTGTATGCATACACTGAATTAGTTTTACCTCCAAGTAAATCATCTCTACTATCAATTCCTAGCGCTATTTCAATATCTTCTAAAAGATAATCTGTTTTAATTATATTTTCAGAAGTTAACGGATCATAACTAATAAAAGGATCATTAAAATCTACAGGTTTATAATATGATAAAGGTTCCATAAAAAACTGCTTGTCAATGTCATAGTTCTGCCGAGCAGGTAGTTCTGACTTTGAAATTTTTAATTCTTGAAATGTCACAAGCAATCTATTCGCATCTGCCAACCTTGGATACCATTTATTTTTTATTTCCCCTGTAGTTTGATAAGATTTATTAAATTTAATGAAATCAGGGCTATAGATTTTGCTGTTTATACTTATGTTAGCTGAATTAAAGCTTACAATGTTATCTGTTTGAGGATTTAATGTTTTCCAGCTTTGAAAAGCATCTAAGAATATAGTATCAACCCCATCATTTACTTGCACGCCTGGTCTGGTAACCCAGCCAGAGTCCAATACTGTTTTATCATTATCTGATCTTACTGCATGACAAAATCTATGCCCTACAACTCCAGGTGGATATACAATATTATCAAATTTAACACCTAAAGGTTGAGTGTAATCACCATCACTTGTCACATGAGGAATTAATCTTCTATCAGGAAATCTAAAGAATCTTAACTTAGTTGTTGGGTTTATCTGATTATTCATACTATCGAAACCCCAAATATAATTCCCGTCACAGTCCTGAATATCAGGATAGGTTGAATTGTCAGATTCATAGAAACCAAACTCTCCGGTATAATTATAAGGATGAGTTACTGTTTGACTATCTGTAATAGATGCTGTATTAAATACCTTCCATTTTGGAACAGTATCTCCAACAGATAATCCTAAATGTTTTACATCAGATTCCCATACTTCTGTGGAAGTAGGTGTGACTGCATTAGCTACAACAGTTAATGACTGTGTATCACTGAACACTGATGTTCTACCAATTAAAGGAAAAACGGGACTATAATCTCCATTTTGAAGTAAGTATTGAATACCAAATTCATAAATCTCATCTCCTTGATATGACGTGTTGTACCAATAAGTAAGAGGGTTCTTAGGATCTCCTAAAGCAGATGTATCATTAACTGGTACTTCTTTAGCCACCCACTTAGCAGTAATTTTACTAGCTTCTTTTTGAAACTGAGAATAATCAGGGTTGTCCTGTTGAACATTAGCTCTAACTAATCTACCTTGCACTAACTCCTGACAATAAGATTTAGAATATTTTACATTTGGGACAAGAACACTTGTATAGTCAATCTCATAATCTCCACCTGCAACATTATACCCGGTATAAGTCCATGTTAAAGTAGAATCTGCAATTGGAATTAATTGTCCGACTGCATGGGCGTCTGTTTGATTATTAGCAGCTATTTGTCTTATCACATTAACCTGTAAATAAGAAAAGCTTGTATCCAAGTTAGAAAACTCTAAAGTAATTGATTTATTAGTGGCAGGTAAACCTCCAATAGCAGGATCATATTGTGGGGCATTGAGTCCACCATCAATTTTGTTATATGAATCAGATTGATCATCGTCGTAAATTATTGTTTGTGGTGTAATATCAGATTTATAAAAACTGTTTCCGTTTTTATCTACAATTTCTAATTGAAAATAATATGATCCTAAAGGTAATGCGCCTCCGGAACTATTTACTTGTTTTAAATCAATTTTAGGAACCTGTATGTCAGGATTAAATTTAAACTTATTACTATCAAATACATTTGATGTTTTAAAATCATTTGGTTTATCTACATTAAAATAATAATCTACATTATTATAGTCCGTCCAGTATAAACACCTTTCACAACCATTACGCATTCTATATTCTCCAGAAATAGGAAACTCTGAAGAAAAACCTAAATCCAAATTAGCCAGAGTTGTGTACTTATCTTGCTTAAATAATCCTATCTCACTAGATGTTTCGTTGGTTGAAAATATATAAACTTCTTCGTTTTGACCATATACGGAACCAACCGGAAGATACCCTGAAGGTAAACTAATAGAAATTTGATTACCTGGTTCAGATTGATATTCAGCTCTACCTTCTGTAGAAACTCTTATTGCGTTTAATGCAAAAGATACATCTGAACTATTGGGTAAAATATTATTTTTATTGATTCCATTGGAGTGTACAATTGGTGTTTGTTTATCTCGCATAGAATAAAAGTTCAGGTAATTTAATTAGTTTTGTAAACTGTCCGTTTACATTTACAATATCTCTGATGTTTGTCTGAGCTAAAAACAATTCTCCTCTAACTTGCCTAAACAATAAAGCTTGTTTCTGACGATAATCTTGATAAAAATTAGCTGCTTGGGTTTCTTTAGTAAACATTCTATTTTCCCAATGTTTACTAATTGCAAAAGCTACCAGATATTCTACTAGCAATTGATTGTCAGGAATTAAAATATTACCTTCTTCATCACAAACAGGACTGTTGTAATTTACACAAATAAATCCTGAATCAATAGATAAATACATTGTTTTTTGAGGAGTGACTACAAAAGACTCACTGCAACCTGAACATAAGTTTTCACAAGAATTAGAAATTAAACTTTTATCTGTTCCTACAAATTTCAAAGGAACATAATTATTTTTGAAATATGGACTATCTAACCACATTTGGTATGTGATCATTGGTTTACATACATCTGGATTTGTATCTTGCCCCTCCGGTACTGAGATACTACAAATATCTTCTTCTGAAGGATTTGATTCTTGCCATCTAACAGAGTTTATCTGTTTAACATATTTTGGTAACTGAACCTTTCCCCCAACAATTTCAAACAGTTCTATCTTAGGTTCGTAAATAAGCACATCAGGTAATAATCTGAGAGCATCTAAAAACCTATCATAAAAAGAAGCTTCTGATTCTTCTTCAAATAAAGCTGATGGAATTGAATCAAGAACCTGACTTAATGGAATAAATGATTTCATATGCTTTTTAATTTATAAATTTGAGTGTAGTTTTTTGAACACTTGACGTACATCTCTCGTAGCCATGTTTGATTTAGTTTAATTTGCCAGAATCCAGAATACTTAATAAGTTTCTTTTTTCTATTCCACGAAGGAATTATTAAATGTCCATCTGCGTCACTTATTGTTCTGTAAACTTGTTTGTTTTGTTCTTTGGATTTTTTAAAATCTAAAAATCTTTTAGACTTAACTCTAGCTAAACGAAACTCTCCTGTATTAGAACCTAATTCAATTGAATTACCTTCTTCAAGATACTCTTTTAGTTTTTTTAAATAACACTTTATAATGATTTGCCATTCAAACCAATCTACAGACAGTTTTGTGTTTGTGCATTCAGAGTGTTTTATAAATGGCATTGGAATAGTTCCTTCCTTAAAAGGAATGTTTTTCTTATATGGATATAAATAATAAATGTCAATAAGAGTTCTTCTTTTACATCTTGATAAATTCATTCGAGTCGTTTGTTTGATCTTGTGGAAGTTGTAAAGAGATATTTAACAAACTTAAAACTTTCATATAAACAGCTGAACTGTATTCTGCTTGCAGCGGATATTCTGTTGTCAACGGATTAAAGCATTGAGTTGTTTGCTCCTCTCCTGTTGTAGAACAATTAGGAATGTTTTGTAAATCTAAAAGATCAGACCAAACTCCTGAAATTAAAATTGCTTTTAAGTTCAGTGGAGTATTCCATATAATTAAATGAGAATTAATAAGTGAACCATAATACATTGTAGGTTCTTTTAACTTCTTTCTTCTCCATTCAGCTTCAGTTATTAAATTAATGGCTTTTCCACCAATTGTAGAAATTCTTAATTTAGAAGTATTCATTCCAGTAATAACTTGTGGAATCTTATAAGAAGATTTTAATATTTTACACTCCAATTTATCTGGAACACAATCACAATTATGTGATTTGTCTATTTGCAACTTCATGCAAAACTGAAACCAGTTGTCTTCAGGAATGTAAGTTAATTTTTCAAATTTCTGTTTTAAAATCTCAGCTCTTGAAACAGAAAAAAGGTTATACAGACCTTCGTCCGTATAACCTTCTTGGGTACGAGAATATGCTTTAATCATTCCTCGTATGTTCGATATGTGTTGTCCTATGGTCAGCATAGTTATTTGTTATTAATTGTGTGTAATCATTACAGGGAAGAATTTCCATTTTTTCATCTTTTAAATTAAACCATACAATATGACTTTTTCCAATTTTTATTTGAAGGTTGTCTTCTATAATTTTTTTATAAAAAGATGTTTGTAAAGAATATTTTTCAAATTCACAATCAGGTAAGTCAAAAATATCTAATTTACCAAAACTAGATTTATACCTTAATTGTTTATCTGTTTTAAAATCCCAAATTTCAAATTCTTTTGAAATTTTATTAAAATAAAGTCTATCGAAAGTTCCTGCTAATCCTAAATTTTTATCTCCAACCCAGTATTCTGCAGCAATTAAAATTAAATTTTCTGTTGCAAAGTCTAAAAACTCTTGACACAGTTTTTCAGCAACCTTTAAACTATTAATATAGTTAACAGCTTGAGGAGTAGAAATTCCAAGCGGAAGTTCTTTTGGAAATTTATCTGATCTTCTTTGTTCTTTATGTTCTAAATATTGATGTATATAAGAACCTCTTGAAGTACCAATTAAATTATCCATTCTCCACTGCTCCAATACATCTTCAGGAGTAACTTTTAAATAAGAATGATCGTCGTTTAAAAACACAAGCATTTTTTTATCTCCATTAACAATATGAAACTCTTGAAAATTATTCCATATTGCTTTAACCTCATAACCAGAAAACTGATATGCTTTATAGGTTGACCAAAATCTTTCTTCAAACTTTGGTTTCAGAGAAGATAAAAACTTGGTTATTGATTGTAATTCAGTTCCATCTGAATGGAAATACTGGTGCCTACTGTCTAAGTATAAAATGTCTTTAAATGTAGTATTTAATCTTTCAATCATTTTGAATGTAGTTTTATTATGTCTTTACAGATACCAATTAAATCCTTGACGCTTAAATTGTTTTTCATCACATTTATTTTATATTGACACAAGACAATGTTACTTTCAATATATCCAAAATTAGAATCTACTCGATCAATAGACATTGAATCGGGGTAAGATAAATCCAGATTCATTTTTCTACCAGTATAGAAACATTTTCCATTTTGCTTTTCATATAATTCTTTAATAAAATCTTCAGTGATACAAAATTCTTTATCCGTTCTTCTTGCATTACCTTTAGCAGTATTAATCATTACTTTAAACGGTCTTTTTTGCTTAAAAGACGCTCTGTACTTTAGACCTCTTTCTTTTTCAGTGTTGTTGAGTTCTTGCTTAAGACGTATTGTTTTATTATAACACGCTTTACATTCACCCCTCCATCCGTTTTTTGTAGAACGCTTTATAAAATTTTGAGTCGTAAGAGCCTTATATTCTCGACACGTTCTGCATTTTCGTAAAACATTATTTTCTTTTTCAAGATATTCAATATTAAATCTTTTCACGTTAATATCTTTTTCCATTATAAAAAAATCCATTGTCTTCACAAACGATCACCTCTGCTTGACTGTAATTCTCTTGAACGTTTATTATTCCGAAACCGTTCTTCCAATTGATTTTTTCAACTCGGGATAAATATGAAAAACAATCTGAATCTAAATCTGCAAAACAACCTATATTTACTCCGTGAAGCCAACCGTCGTAAAACTGATTAATTCTATGAGTGTGCGCAAAAATACAACTTTCTCTCAACTTGTCTACATGAGACTTAGAAGGATTGACGGTACAGTAAATTCCATGAAAAACCTGATATTTTCCAATTTGGAAATAATCTTCTTTCCAATTATTAAAGATCTTATAACCTCTTTCTTTTAATTTAAGCGCTTGTTCAGGAGATTGAATAGCATCTGCTGTTTTGTAGTTTTTAATATTACCAATCCATCTAAAATATCTATCTTCATGATTTCCATAAAGAAATGTTTTTTGAATATTTGATGGAAGAACAGAATCTATCGAATCTAGGACGCTATTCCCAGAACTGTATTCTTTACCTAAAGTTAAACCTGAGAGCTGAACTGTTTTTTCGTCATGTGCAGATAAGCTTTTTAAATCTAAAAAATCTCCTATTAAATGAAAACCGACGATATTGTTTTTTTGAGTAGAAATAAATTGCAAAAGTTTTTCAAGTAATAATTTATTATGAAAAGGAACATGAACACATCCCAGAATGATGTGAATACCTTTTTTATTTTCTGGAGACTCCTTAACTTTTACACATGTAGTAAATGGTGGACTTATTGTGGAAATAACAGTTCCATCAGATAAAGTTTTTTTGGTACGCATAGGTTGATGAATTGAGTTCCACAACCTTCGGACATAATCCGACATTTGTTTGTTCGTACCGTCTAAGTGATATTTTTTTGCAATTTGCAGCCAATTGCCAGGCTCTTGCTTTTCTTTCAAGAATTCTAGTAAATCCATATTTTAGTAATTTTGTACAAAAATACATAAATGTATATTTTGCTTACTAAAAAGGATCTACATAATATGAAACATTAGAAAAATCAATAAGACCTGAGTCAAGAAGATCACCTGTCAGGTTTTTCACATATACATACCCATCAGGATGAACAGCGCATAAACCTATTGCTGAATATAATCCTACTACAGGAAAATATAGAATTTTAGTAGGTCTGTAATATGTTGCTGGTAATCTAAACATTTGAACAAATGTATTACTTGGAAAAGTAACTAAGCTGCAATCAAGAATTCCTGACCAACAAATGTGTTTACTTTCAAATCCAGTTAACCATATTTTTAATGGTGTTGTAGCATCTTGTGCAAAATTGTTTGTAAATACACTTGGTGTATGCGCACCTTCTCCAAAAGTTGTAGCTGTTTGAGCTAAAGTTAAATCTAAAACTTTACTAATACTTACTTCTTTTGTTGTACCTCCTTGAACTACAGGAAAAGTATCTGAAGAAGTTAATGTGGAAACATCAGGTAGTTCTGAAATTTTTATATTTGCCATTAAACTATAAATTTATTTTCATTTTGAGTTGTAATAATATCTCCTGATTCTGTAATCAAGAAATCAATTTCGGTTTGTTGATTTGAACCATCAACAGGAATCACTGATCCCATGCAAGATATATTAGTATAAACACAGTGATGAGAATTTCTTTTTATAAAACTTTTAATTTCACATTCCATGTTAATACTTAATGTGCAACCTGGAATCAGAGTTAAATACGTAAATATCGTATTTAATTTTTGTTCGTATTCATCTATATTACAATTTAATCCGTACCATAGTATATTAGTATAGTCACTCAACAAATTGAAAAATATACATTTAAGAACATCCACATCCGCTTGTTGAAGCTGTGTTACCGTAGTCATTTAGAATATGTTTAAGTTCGTCATAATAAACACACATTTGTGTGCAATAACACGCGTCACATGTATTTGCCTGTGTTAAGGCATAATGATAAAAGAATGGTTTTGAATCTCTTGTTTTTTCAAAATAATCTTGAAGTTTGCAATTTATATTGCAACCAACAAATTTACAGTTTGATTCTTTAGCTAAGAAACTGTCTGAGTCAACTGTGTATTCTATATCTAATGCCAAATAATAAACTCCGTCACAAAAAATAGTTTTTGTTTCATCGTTGTAAAATATTTCAGCACTTAAGTTAAAAGATCCATTTAATACGTCTGGAATTAAACTTGATAAATCTAAAGTAGATTCTGCTGAGGAGCAGTTTAATCTACTCCTCAGCTTAATTGAATCTATTGTTTTACCTGCAGCTTCTTCCAGATATTCAGAATTAAAAGTTAAAATTGAACAATCTGAATTACAGGTTACTGTCATTTTATGAGAGCAGTTAAAATTCTATTAATGAAATTAAGTGTCGCCTGATCCTTAATCACTTTTGATAAAATCCAACCTAAGTTAGAAATAACAAAAGCTAAAAACTCAGGAGATTCTACAAAATCAACCCAAATTTGTTTCAGTTGATCCTTGTTTGGAGTTTTGTCTGACACTGCCACAAGTGTTTGTACAAGTGGAGAAATCAGTAATGACAAACCTTCTTTAATTTTTTGATCTTCAACCTTAGAAATTGCGTCCAGTAAAGCAGAACGAACAGCTTCGATTAATTGAGGATCTGATAAAACAGTACCCCAAATTAAATCTAATTGAGCTTTATTATTTTTATCACCGTCTGTTAAAACAGCAACTGTACTTTTTAACCGATCAAGAACTTCCAACACTGCGGTTCTAGCATAATCTTTTTCGATTAAAGGGACAATGTTTGAAATGATAACATCTAAGTTCGAGTTAACAAGTTTTGAAACAAGTGAATTATCCATTGTATCCATTTTGTAAATTGGTTTGATTGTGAAATTATAATGGTTGGTTTTTCAACGATTGGAAGCTGTACTTCAGGTATCTTTTCTATTGCAGGTTCTATAACAGGTTCTGCTACAGGATTTTTTACTTCAATAAACACTTGACCTTTCTTCAATTCTGTTTGAATCAAAGTCAAAACCTTAGTTAACATTGAAGCTGAATGTAAAAGCTTATCTCTTTTAATAAGAGATCCTACAAGAATGCATCCTGAAGTATCTGCTATTGTGTTACCTGCATGAATTCTTATACCTTCAAAGTTTGGAACACTTAATAATAAAGGTAGATTTTTTTTAAATCTAACACTTTTATTTATTATCATTCTATATGTTCCTTCTGGAATACAAGTTTCATGTTTTATTTTTACATCTCTGATTTTATCTTCGAGAGTAAAGCAAATAAATTTATCATTATGAAACAATTCTCCAAATTGAGAATTATTGTCGGCATGTGTCCTGCGTAATACAAATTTCATACTTCAAAGAATCTAGATCAATATTAGAAATAGTTTTTAAGTCTTTTTCAATGGAAATTTGATAAACTTGCAATTGTGATAATTTAATTTGGGTTACCAAATTTCGTAATTGTATTTCCATATTGTTTTGCTCCAATATAACTGGAGTATCAGAAAAATAAAAATCTTCTTTTGGTTTCAATAAAAACAAAAAAGATAAAAAGAATGTTGAGACTAAAGCAAAAGTTATTTTCATTTTATTTTGATGTTTTGCTCCAATTTTTTAATTCCTGATCTATTTTAGCTTGATGTCTAATTGCTTCTTCCAGCAGCTTAATAAATTCTTTATTTTTTTCTTCAGATGCATCTTGACATTTTTTTGTGAGTTGAATGATTTCATTTCTAAAAAGCTTTTCATCTCTCAATCTTTCTTGATTTATCTGACTTAATAATGTAGCTAAAGTTGAAATAGTAATTATCAATAAAGCCACCGAAGCTACAACAAAGTTTCTCAAAAATATTTTTGATAACCCCATCATTGAAAACCAATTTTCTTGTTTTGGTATAGACATTTTTTATGGGTGTTTGTAAATCAGGATAGTTGGATTACTACTGAGGGGATTTTTTTTGCTTTGTTTTCTTTTCAGGTTGCTCTTCAGCCGGTTTTTCGATTTTTGTAAAAATAAGTTTTGTATCATTTTCATTTAATGAAATACTGTAATCCAATGGACCATATCCATTTTGAAGAGAAATTCCAATAAGAAAACTTGTCAATCCTGAGTTAAGTTTTTCAATTTGAATTTGTAAAGGTTTGATCTTTTCTTGAAGATCGTTGATACTGATTTTTGCATTAGTAATTGCTGTTGTGACTTCTTTGTTAAGAGTTACTTCAAATGTGTTTTCCATCTTTAATTTAATTTGTTTATTAATTTGTAAAATTACAATTTTATTTGTAATGCTTACATTACTTGGAAGAAATCTCCCCCGCCATTATAGGTTATTACCATAACACCGGCTCTGCCCGCACCACCTGCTCTATCTGTTGTTGTGTTTGCTCTTCCTCCGGAACCACCTCCACCATAAAACGAACCAGCTATACCAGCAGTACTTGTGGCTGGAGCATTTGCTCCACTTCCTGCAAGACCACCTCCACTAGTTCCTCCAGTACCAGTACCGTTACCACCATTAGATGTGGTGCCTGCACAACCTCCACCTCCATTGACACCACCTGAAGTAGCATTACCGCCATTTCCACCAGTTCTCAAAGTTACACCAGCAGTACCTGCGCCGCCTGCACCCCCTGTACCATAAGTAGAGTTAGTCGAAACACCAAATCCACCTATACCACCTTCAGCGTTTATAGAACCTGAATTATCAAACCAAGTCGATGTACCATTACCACCTCCACCACCTGCACCTAAGCCTCCGCTTCCTCCAACACCTATTTGAATATTATATGTAGTTCCGGGAGTTACTGCACGTGTACTAGAGGCATAACCCCCTCCCCCACCGCCACCGCCAGCAGAAGGGTTTCCGGCAGCTCCGCCACCACCACCTCCAGCACCATAACATTCTACTGTTATTGAACTTACCCCTATAGGGCATTTCCATGTTGATCCTGATGTTATTACTACTCTTGCCATATGTTTAAGCTTCCATGTTTACTGCAACTATATCCCATTTTGTGTCAGTTGAATTATAGATACATCCTAAATAAAGTGTCTTGCTGATTACTGTTGTAGTGGGTAACGTTATACCCATAGCCCTATAAATCGCATTGTACGCTAATGTTCTTGCCGTACCACTGTCTTTTATTCTGTAAATCAGTTTTGTACCTTGAACCGGAGTTCCTGTAGGAACTCCTAACGTACAGTTTCCAGCTAATGCTGTAATAATATAAATATCTGTTGTAGATACATCTGGAGTAGGTGCTGTATTAGACGCTGTAGAAGTTACTCTAGGATCTATTCTTTTATTAGTTAATGTTTGTGTCTCTGTAGTTCCAACAATATTACCTGTTGGGGCAGTAACTGTTCCATAAACACCAGCAGTTGCCGTAACTAAACCTGAACCAGTGGCTCTTTTTATAACCTTTCCAGAAATACCACTAAACAGTACAATTTCAGAATCTACTGCACCAGCTGGACCATCTACATCACCAGAAATAGTATTAGCATCTGCCCATGATAAGGTACCAGCACCATCTGTAACTAATACATTATTTGAAGACCCTGTAGTAGAAGGTAATGTCAGAGATAAGTTTGTTGTTAAAGTACCAGTAGCTGCTGTTTGAATAGACACATAATGAGTTGCATCTGAATCGTATATCCGAAGACTGCCTCCAGCATACTGAAGTCTAGATGTTCCTGAAATTATGCGTATATCACTGTTATTAACATCAATAGAATGCGACTGGTTTTTACTAAAGGCTTTGAATGTAGAAGTGGCATCATCTGCATAAAAAGCAAAAGCTCCACCAGCGTAATTCATAGCAAAAGTTTCATTAGTTGCCAGTGTGGCAGTTAAACTACCAGTTTGAGTACCAGAGGTTAAATCTGCCCAAGAAGTAGAACCTCCTGATTGCTGATCTAACTGATACCTTGTAGAGCCAATTGTAAAGTACAAGTGCGAACCATGATACTCTACGGCACCATCTTCAGGAGTAGTTAATGCTGTACCTGAAGTAAATTTAAGTGGAGAAGTATTTGCTGTTGCAGTACCTGCTGGTAAGTGTAACTTAGAAGTAGGATTAGTTACTCCACCAACACCTGTTAAGAATCCGTTTAAAGCAAAATTTGGAGTTGTGATACCTGAAGGAGACGTTCCTTGACCTATTACAAATATATTGTTTGCATCCGAGTTATCAATACCAAAAACATAGTTCTGATCCCCCACTGTCATAGCAACATAAGGATCTCCAGTAGAACTGGTGGCCACACTTAACTGTAATTTTGCACCGCCAGTAGTCGTATTAGTGTTGGTAATATTGTTAGTAATTAATCCTGTATAATCTCCCACAACATTAACAGCATTTAATGCACCAGTCTGTGTTCCGGGAGGAGCAATGGAAATACCGTAGCCAGTACCAGTCATTAAGATACCATAATTTGATCCAGTATTACCTGCAATCTCTAACATATTATTAGTATCATCCCAGAACAGATTAGATGTGTCAGATGAAAATCCACCGGAACCATTAGAAAACTGAATAGAACCTGTTGCACCAGAAGAGGAACCTCCTCCAGCTGGAGCTTGGAATGTAGGAGCTGCGCCTGAACCATTAGATGTAAGAACATGACCTGCTGTACCAACAGCCACAGTAGCTGGATTACCTGAAGCATCCCATGTAATTAACTCTCCATCAGTACCAGTAGCTAAATCAGATACAGCCACTTTAGCTACAGACATTGTACCTGAACCATTTGACTTAAACACACCAGCCGCGTCTGCTGTAGGAAGTGTATAAGTAATATTAGCTGCTAAAGCTGGGCTAACAAATGCCACATAACTAGTACCAGAACCGGAAGGCTCTAAGAGTCTTAATTGAGAAGCTGTAGCACCACCCCCTATAGTTACATCACCACCTCCAGTATTTAAAGCAACTAAGCCTTTTGTAGCATTAGAAGTAGAGTTAAGAGTAAGTGCATTAGATGCTGCTGTACCACCTATTAAAGTCTGACCACCAGATCTACCTGCTAATAAAGCATAAATAGTGTGATCATCGTCAGTTAATCCTGTCAATGCTCCGTGGTCAGTTACTCCAGAAGTAACAGCGTACCAACCTTTTACACCAGAACCATTGGTTCCGTAAAACTGATTATTACCTGGAGAACTTGAATCGCCAGATAATTTAATACCAGAAGCATCTGAAGTTAAACTCATTTGAGTTTTTACTTCGGCTGTAAGTGTATTAGATGGATCATTATATGTCCAATCTAAAGTATTAGAATCTACAGATATACCCGCAAGTATATCTTGTACAGCTTCTGTAAAATCAGAAACTTGTGTAGACGGAATTGATATTGCTGTATTTGAAGCAGCGGTAATCAATCCTTTTGCGTTAACAGTAAATTGTCCTATTTGAGTAGCTGAACCGAATGATCCGACATTAGAGTTTACTGTAGCAAGTGTAAGTGCTGTGCCACCAGCAGTTTTAGTAGCATCACCAGTAAAGGCGGAAATTTGAATTCCGCCCGAACCAGTAAATTCTATGCCGCCACTGACACCTATCACTTCCAAATCCCCGTCTCCTGCGGTATCTCTACCTAATAAAGAGTTGGTTGTAATTTGAGGTAATTGAGGTATTTTAAATCGTGAATCAGCCATTTGTTATGCAAATTTTACTACTTCCAAAATCTCACTAGCATCTAATGCTCTGGATAATGTAAGTACGTGTGTAGTTGTATTTATTGAATAATCTCTTGTTGTCAGTGTACCTGTTTCACTGATTTTTTGACCATTTCTGTAAACAAAGAATTTGTTTTTATCTGTCGGTGCTGTAAATGCTACGTTAGTACCGTCTACATCTTTAACTACTCCAGTGTTAGCATCTAAATCAATTGTAGATGAAGTAGATCCTTCTACAAAAGCTCTAGTCACAGTTCCACTTGAAATAGCTTGCCATGTGGGTGCTGTACCAGCTCCGTTGGAAATAAGCGCGTATCCTGAAGTACCTGCCGCAATTCTTTCTAAATTACCACCAGAACCTCTAGTAAGAAGATCACCTTGAGCATCGGAACCTAAATCAAATCTAACTTTACCCGCAGTTGTCCATAAAGCATAGTGAGAAGCGCTTGAAGTGATTTCTAAACCTCTGTAATCAGCCGCTGCTGTAAGAGTTGGAGAAATCCACAAACCTCTTGTTATACCACTTGCGCCGCCAGTTTGGTTGATTGTTTCAGAAAGTTTGACACCCGCGTGTGTAGCTGTACCTGATGTTGGAGCAAATGTAGATAAAAATTCAGTGTTTGTAAACGTTCCTGAAGTGGCCGCTAAATTAGACTGTGGGCTGACTGTTAAAATTTTACCACTAACGGTTCTATCTGTGCTTATATGAATTCCTGCGGCAGTGTTTGTTCCCGATTTTAACAGTATGGCATCAAAATCGGCTGCTGCTGAATACAGTGTTAAAGCAGAACTTGAACCCGTTGCGTTCATACTTATATTATATGAGCCTGACGCAGTGAGACCATTGGGATCAATAATAACAGTATCTGCGATAGAATTTTCTAAAGTAAGTTGCCCTGCGTCGGAAATTGCAGCACGTCTACTACCAGCACTATTAGTGTGGTGGAATGCGTAATTAGAGGTACTTCCTGTGGTAAACCCTCTTGTTGTTATTACCGTATTAGTAACTGGAGCTGAAACACCAATCGCAAGTTGATTTGACGCGTAATGAAAATTGTTATCAGATGTAAGTGTATCTGCATCTGACCAAAACGCAACTTTATTTGTTGCACCAGAACCATCAATTGTACCAGATGTTTGAATCTGAGTAAATGTAATTGGATCAGTACCTAAAGTAGTTACTTCAGAAACAGTTATCCAAAGGGTACCAGCTAATGTAGTACCATCTTCAACTGCTACATAAACACCATCAATTTCACTTGCCGCATCCATCCATGTTGCACGAGTAGGGGCGCCTGAAGCATTAACAGTATAAACACCATTTTCAGCAGCAGAAGATTGATTCTTGATCAAAATTAAGTTACCTGTTGCAAGTGTTACACCATCAATAACTTGACCATTAGCAAAACTTGTACCAAGAGTACCAGCAGTTGTGGTAGCTGCTCTTACAGAGCCTTTACGCAATCCTGCTATAGCATTAGCAATCGCAGTATTAACAAATGTTACATTAGTAACATCAGTACCTGCTGAAGGAGTTCCGTTAAGTGTAATATTATTGGAGAATGTCCAAGTTCCTGAAACAGTTTCATTTTCATTTAAAACCGCAATGTTCGTACCTACATCTAATGTAGGATTACCAGAAACACCGTCACCATTAGTGACAACAATTCTATTTGCAGTACCAGTAATTGTACGCTGTGCCCACGTATCTGAACCAGTTCTGGCTGCAATACCTGTAGAAGCCAAAGCTTCTAAAGCAGCTAAATCATTAGCTAATACAAAAGTAGGATTTCCTGAAACCGCATCGTTGTTGGTTATTGTAAAACCGGCAGCAGGTGCAACTAAAGATCTTCCAGTAAATGTATCTGCTGAAGTTTGTACTAAGAAGCCATTTGAGTTATAAGCTGCTAAAGCATTAAGTGTAGCATCTAATGTTACATTAGTTCTTGAGTTAGCTCCATCATCAGCTGCTGTAATACCACCACCAATAAAGTTAAGTTTAGATTGAGCTGCTAATGCTGAACCTTCTTCTTGAACTTCAGTATAACCACCAGCACCAGCTGATGCGTTAAGTGTTGTACCTGTAATAGACAGGTTTGTTCCGACAGTAAGCCATGTTACGGCACCTGCGGAATCATCATAAAATATAAGTTTATCTGATCCTGAAATTGCCTCTAAAAAAGACATTTCACTTGACGAATCAGTTATTAATACAGCTCCAGGATTTGTTGACTTTTGAAGCTGTTTGGATATTCGAATTCTTGATTCTGCCATTATATATAATATTGAGCTGTAATTTTATCTGTTGAAATTAAAGCATGTGTTAATGTGATAAGTGTACCTGTTCGGGTATAATCATCTGATACGATTAAATACTGTCCGTTTTTAAATAAATTAAAACGTGCATAATTTAAAGGCGAAGAGGCTAAAGTAACACTGGTTCCAGTTAATCCTGATTGAGTTTCTGTCATAGGATTACTTGAAACCCAAGTTGTACCATTATGTATAAGTTCTGCACCAGAAGAACCTGATGGTAAAGTACCTGTAATAGAACTTGCTACCCAAGCAGAACCATTCCATTGAGGAACTTGTCCGCTAGAAGCAGAATTCTGATTCCAATCTGCAAATAAAATAGTTCCTGTTTGAATATGATTAGTGGTGATACTATTATTTGCAATAGTAAAAGGAAAGAAACTTGTACCAGAACCAGTTATAGGAGCTGTAGAAAAACCACCTGCCCAATCTAAGGGATCTCCAGAAGTTCCATCTCCAATTAATCCTGATCCAGTGTAAATTGTAAATCCTGTTGAAACAGCATCGTCGACATATTGTTTATCTACTAAAGATCTATTTGTAAAATTTGCAGAATAATCTGCAAAGTATTTTATTCCACCTAAATTATTACCATCAGTAATAATAAAATCAGACATAATACTTAGCTCACCACCACCTGTTGCATTTAATACAAAGTTTCCTAAATTGGAACCTGACATATCTATTCCAGAACTGCTTAACGTAATTCTACCTTGAGCTTGAGTACCAAAAACATTACCTATTAAAACCTCATCTGCTGAAATTTCTACACCATATCTATTGGTACTAGATCCTGTAACACCACCAAGTTTCAACAAGTAACCAATTCGACCTGTTGTATCTATTGAAAAAGATCCGTCTTGAGTGGCAACTGTATTATTAGGAATGTCTCCATCTCCTCCATAAATACCATTTCCACTTGTAATAGACTCAATATAAGTTTCTAATTCTTGAAGAGCATTTACAATTGTTGTATTATCAGAAATAATACTTCCTGTAAATGTACCTAAATCCACAGAACCTGATGGTAAACCCGTTAATGTAATTAGATCTGATATATCTGGAGCCGTTACTGTAATTGTACCATCATTTATTCTTTCTTCAATCCAAACACCTAGGTCAATACCTTCGTTTCCAGGACCACCTAATGTTAAGACTTTTCCTAATTGAGATGGTATAGGAGAACTAATAAAAAGTTTAGCAATATTTGCCGGAATAATTAATTTTTTTTGTGTATCGTATTGTCCCATAATTTTTAATAAAAAAGAGGGATGAAATGCTTTCGCACCTCACCCCTCTCGAATAAACAAAGATTAAGACAGATAAGTACCAGCAGCAACTGCGTCACCACCAACAGCAAATCCTTCGCCAGTTGTTCTAGCATGTTCTAACCATACAGTCAGAAGAGCCTCAACAGCAGCTACTACAACAGAAGAAGCAGTACCTGTACCAGCGTCATTAGACGTAGAGAATGGAACCGGAGTATTACCAGCTGCAATTCGTGTAACAATGTTTGCTACAGTTACAGTGAATGAACTCAATGGTTCGCAACGGAATAAAAGAACTGCTTTTTTAGGAGATTCGATTGTTCCGGTAATTGTTTTTTCGGTATCAAAATACTCGATAATGTAACTTGTGTAAAACTGTTTAGCTAAATCAATGTATGAAATACCTTCTGAGAACCAATCACCATGAGGTGTATTCTGTTTAGTATGTACATTAAGTTGATAGCGTTTATCAGCCCACAGTTTCCATTTAGATGTATGACCTGTACCTTCTTCTGCATTACAACGAGTAACTACAGGATCAGAAACACCTGAGATAAAATTACCTGCCAGATTGATAGAAGGAGTAACCATTCTTTGCTCTACATTATCGTAGTAAGCTGCAAGAGAATGAGGTAAACCGATTACAATCAAAGCATCAATTTTAGCAGCAGCACCAGCAGCAGTAATATCTACATTTTCAATTGTAGAAGTGTTGGTAAGAGTTGAGTCTTGAACCAAGCGGGCTAAAGATTGACAAAGTTCTACAGAACTAGTCAATACTTGAGCAATACCATCAGTTGTTTGGAAAGTAATGTTGGTAGTGGGAGTAATCGTACCAAGTGCTTGACCTGAACCACCACCTACTTTTACACCAAATACTACAAAAGATTGATTGCCTCTGCGAGTGTTAGAAGTAACTGCTTTTGAGTGACTATTAAACTCAGTCATCAGGTTTGTCAGCACATAATCCAATGGACTAGTAATACCAGTATAATCTGCAACTACAGGACTAGATGCATAAATAGAATTAGTATTGGTTAAACCAAATTCTTTTTCCATTCTTACAGAGTCCAGAGACAGATAAGCTGAATATATACCATTGTTTACAGGCGTAGGGAAAGTAGTTACTGATTGAGCACCTAAAGTGGCAAACTTAGCTTTCTTCACATAAACAGAATTAATTTTGTTTTTGCGAATAATACCTGTTTCCATAAAGGCTTTATCAGAAACTTCCCAGGGTTGAGCAAGTTGCACATTACTTGACAAAGGAGTACCTTGTACAATTTTAATAGCTGCAACATCGTTTGAATCATCACCTGCTTGGAGATATGTTCCAACTGTGCGGACAACACTGTTTGAGTCATAACTCATAACAGCGAATTGACCATTTTGAAGATTCAATGCAGTAGAAGAACCAATAAAATTACCTGAAGGTAAAATTTGGTCACCTGTAGCTACCAACATTTGAATCATTGGAAGTTTGTTTGTTTTCATATTTTAGATATGATTTGTTCGTTTATTAAATTAACTTTATTGTTATTTTCCAACACATAAGACAAATATTGAACTACCATGTCAACAATTAAATTATGATATGATTCAGAAATTGGTAATTGTACTTTAGGACTACCGGATTGGTAGCTTGCAGTATCACCATTAATAAATTCTAATGAATCATATCCTCCAGAAAAAACTTTAACTGGATTAATTATATAATCTAATGTGATTTCGGCAATAGGATAGTCTGTATATAGAAAAATCTTATTTTCTTTTATTGCACCTAAACATCTATTCCAAGACAAAGACGGTTTTGTATTTGCATCTTCTAACTTAGTATCTAAATCATTTAAGCGAACAATTGTGATTGGAATTCTTTTACTAAGACAGTTTGTTGGTATAACAAAACCTCTAAGAAAATGTCGATATGAAGGATTAAAAACAGACAGATCGACCGCATATCTATTTTGAGATAACAATTGAGCAGAATATATTACTTCTGATTTTACAACAGATTCTAACATATCTATTCGTTGCTGATTTACTTCGAAACCAAATTTGTATTTTTTACTGTTATTACCAGAATAAAAGATTTCAATGTAATCATCAACAACTTTATTGATTGCATCATCTAAATAAGCTGCTGGAAAATCCTCCTCATGGTTTGAGTTTAGTTTATTCCACCTAAACTTAATTTCTTGATGGATGCGTTCTATATTCATTCAACCCAAGCGTTTTTGTTTTTTACTTCATTGAATAATTCTGCATACCAGTTAATAACGGTTGTATCTTCAACAGAAGGATCATAAACAAGCATATCACTTAATATAAAGTTTACAAGTTTATCATAATCCGTCCATTTATAAATATTTTTGGATGCAGAACGAGACTTCCAAACAATGTATCCTTCACTGTTTTTTAATACATCTGTATTAAAACCTTGTTGAATGAGATACATTACTTCAAGTCTCTGCTTACCTTCTGGTGTATTAAGCAATTCCATTACTTTAAGGAATTTCTCAATATTAGCCATCTGATAAGTTCTATCATTAATATAATTATCTAATGCTTGTTTAACAGTATCTTTATTTTCTACTCCTTTGACAATAGGTTTCTCTTGTACAGTAGTTAAGAGAGATGTAATTTTATACAACATAAATTCAGAACTCTTAGTTTTAAGTTCATGTTTTCTGTAAATTGCTTCATCAATAATATCCTGTTTTCTCATTCTTTCCATTGCTGCTTCATTTTCTTCTGAAATATAAAACAAATGTTCAGAAGGATTGGCTGTTACCTTATCCTTTGCAATAGAAGAATGATTTTTCACAAGTTGAATTGCCATTCTTTGTCTAGGTGTTTCATCGGTAAACCTATTTGGTTTATCATAAAAAGTTACTGAAAACTGAGAGATATATGTTTCTTCTCGATCTTTTAATTTAGAAAGTTGATAAGGTTTGAAATTAAACATTGTACCACCTTTAACTTCTGATGTGTAATAATCAGGTTCAGTACCATCTAAAATTTCAAAATAAATTTGTCGAGAAAGTTGTGATTGTTTTACAATTTTAGGTAAGAGATCCTGCCATTGTGCAGGAAGGTTGTATTTGCTTAACACCTCTTCTACTTCCATTCCTTGAAATGGATTTATAATCAGTTCGTCTAAACCAGTGACATATCTGTTGGTTTGATAATCAATGAGAAATTTAAGAACAACTTCTGTTCCAACTTCTCTTGTTTTATTCATGTTTTTACCAACTTCCAGTTGACCAGTTTTTGGATTAATAACATTAAATGTTTGTCGATCTCTACCTTGAGTAGGAATTCGTAATACAGGTGAAACAAATACAATTGTGTGATTTTTCATATCTTGTTAATCTTTGATTCAAAGTAAAAAGGGGAAGACTGCTCCTCCCCTTTATATTAATTAGGCTAATTTCAATTTGATTCTGCCAATACGGGATACGTCCCAAGCATTAAGCGAACCTGTTACTGTACGGTAAACACCAGCTTCTTTATTCAAAAGAGCAACATTACCGCCTGAATTTTCAGCACCAGTTTGGAAGTTGTAAACATTGGATACCGTGAAGTATTCATCTACACGATCTTGTTGAATCATACACAGATTTTGTGCAGGCATACCATTTGGTGTTTGATCAGTTGAACCAAGGTCAAAAATATCCATTGTAAATGATTCCAATGTAAAGTTCGTACCTGGAGCCAATTCAGGGAAACGGCTTCTGTCGTCTTTAGTAGGATCATGAACAATGCTTACTTCTAAACCGTTCATCATTTTAATCTTAGTAAATTGCGCCAATTTATTAACTAAACATTTCTGTTTAGGCTAGACTATATCTTCAACCCCTTGGGTTGTTCTACGTGTAGTCGTTGAGGTTTCTTTAGTAAATTTAAAGAAGTCAAATTTAACTTTTTTTCTTGTAAGATATATGTAACAATCAGAGTAACATTTTTCTCTAAATTCAGCTATAACTTTTGGATTAGCTGATTGAAGAAAAGGAAGGTTACTTCTTTTGTCGTTGTATAGATTTAAATCAAAGTATTTCTGAATGAATTTTAACATGTGATCGTCATTAGGAGATCCCATGATATTCATTGTGAATTTTAAACTTTTTACTTCTCTATAACTAATACACCCATCTCCATCAAAATATCCACGAATAAAGTGGAAATGTAAATGTTCTGGTACTTTATCAATTATAGATTCAGATTTAACATCTAAAATATAACTTACAAACTCTCTATGAGTAATTGCTAGTTCCATACAATCCAGTCTATTAGGACTATGATGTATCGAATCTTTATTTTTAATAATTTTATTAAGTCGAGTTTGAGGTAGATTTAAAGCATCACATAAACGCTCTAAAATCTCTACGTCTTTTTCATTAATTCTCAGAGCAAATCTATTTCTTAATTTATCAACATATCCGTCTGCTTTTATAAAACCTAAGAAATAAGCTTTATCTTCAGAATCTATGTCTTTAAAATAATCTGTAATTAATGTATTAGAATAAACAGGTTTTTTCTTATTAGAAACCAAACCATTTTTTCTAAGTATAACTCTTATTGTTTCGTATGAAACATTAAAAAATTTAGCAACCTCTATAATAGAGTTAAGTTCTTTGTACTTATTTAAGACTTCTAAAGTCTTACCTGCTGATTGTATATTCATGAACCTTTAGTTTTTAAACTTGGGTAATCCTTGTTGTTTGTTTCTGCTTTCGCGGCTAAGATAATTAACTTAGCAAACAAGGCTTTAATAGTTTCCAGCATATAGTAGAATTATTTTCAAACCTGAGTTACCTCAAGTGAGCGGCACGCATTTTACCGTATTCCAGTTCATTAGAGTGATAACCTTCTGGATCAGTACGTTTTTGAGCAAACAAAGTATCTACTGTTACAATAGAACTATATTCTTCAAAAATCTTTTGACTCAAGAATTGAATACCACCTTCACCAGATGCAATTTTAATCTTACGATCAGAGAAATTCTTTCTTGTCAAGAACTGATTTTGGAAGAAACCAAAAATATCAGCAAGTGACAAAGAACCATTGTGCTCAAGATAGTGACCATCTTTTGACAATTGATTCCAACCAGCAGGAATTTTGATTGGGCGATTTGAATCATGATCTACGGTTTTTTGCAGTTGACCAGATTCCATAGCCATTTCACGATCCCACATTACTCTTTCTTCAAGACGAGCTTCTATATTTGTAATATAAAAACCTTGAGAAACAGTTTTGTTATCTTTTGTTTGAAGATTTGCTTGATACACAAAACCTGAACTTACACAATCACCTTTCATTTTAGAATCACCTACAGCATAACCGTCAGTTGGTTTCCGACCACCGCCTTTTGCAGCAGCAATTTCCATTCTCAGGAATTTGTCAGTGAATTCAGCTTTACGAGCATATTGAGTTGTCCAGTTAAACAACTTGAACATTTCTCCATATTCGTCAGGGCCGTATTTGTAGTTAAGTTCATCAGATACAAAAGTAGTTTCTTGTACGCAAGTCATACCAGGTTGCAAGTACCGGACAGGAATCCATGCAGACAAATCACCTGTTTGCAGTTCTACTTCATATTCCCACGAGTTAGCTGACCGTTGAGTAGCTTGACCAATGATACGAAGTAAAGGCAAATCTGAACCTGCTAATTTAAGATATACTGGTTCGTGCAACCAATCTCTATCTAAAGCAATTTTAAAGCGTAAACCGCCTTTACCCGGTTGTGCATCAGCTGCAACTAACAATTCAGTAAATCTGAATTCTGAAGCTGTGTTACCAGTCAAATACCATGTGTATTCATCTACACCACCAGGAAGCATATGAACTTGCTTTTGAGCTAATGTGTAGTAAGTGAATTTTTTGTTAATCATGTCTTCGCCGATCTTGGCAGAAAACAATTGTGCACCCATGACACCAAAGTCATAAGGTTTGTACGCACGAAACAGATTAGCGTGGGTGAAAGAATCATGATATGATCCACCCCAAGCACTTCTTTCATGCGTGACAAGCGCTGAACGTCTTTCCATTATTTTTAAAATTAATTATTAAAAAGTTATTTAAGTTTTTTTGCAAATTCTTCAAACGATGAACTAGTTGGTTTACCAGATTCACCTTTTGTTTTTGTTGAGCTGAAACCTGATTTTTCTAATCGAGTTTTAATTTCTTCCGTAGCTTTACTTTTTGCTTTTGTTTCAAACTTACTTACATCAAACTCTTCTCCATTAAACGATGCTAAGAAATCAATAATTTGCAAATAAGCTTTTGGTTTACCCGAAGCTTTATAAATTATTTCATTTGCTTTTGGCATAGTCTTAAGAATCGCTTCTTGTTTTGGTTTGTCCCAATTACTTTCCTTTAAAGTATTTTGAATTGAACTCATAAACTCTTGTTGCTGTTTAGCCTGTTCTTGATTTTGCTGAATTTTTTGTTCTTGCAGTTGATCTGTTTTTTTCTTCTCTGCGTTAAGAATTTTTTCAGCTTCAGTTAACAGTTCATCACTGTCTTCCAAGTCATCAAGTTGAGCTTGAATAGCTGCAGGTCTCAAACCTTGTTGTTTAAGTTTTTCTTCTAAAAAAGATCTAGCAGAATCTGAAGAAGATATATCAATTTGATTCTCTTCTTTAATGAATTCTTTAAGATAATTTTTAAATTCATCTTCTGTTACATTTTCAGTTGTTACATATTGTAACACTTTACGAGTGTGTTCCGGAAGAGAATTGATAGTATCATCAATATATTTTTTTGGTAACTCTTGAAGTTTTTCATCTATGTAATCTAAAGATCCATTAAAATCTGGATCTTCATCAAGATAACCTTGTTCTACAAGAGTTTGATAAACTAAATTAGCTAGAGGTTCACTCTGCTCAGATTCTTGTTCTTCTTCTTGGATTTCTTCAACAGTTTCCTCAACTTCTTGAATTTCTTCTACAGGAGCGGTGTCTTCAGTAGGCCCAAAAACTACGTCATCAAACGTTGGTAATGTATTTTCCATATGTCTTTATTTTGTACAAAATTAACAAGTTAATTTTAACTTTCAATAGCTCTTAACATTAAGGTGATTAAAAGCCAGCTTAGATTATTTTTAAACAAAATTACTGCTTCTTTTGTCTTTTAACCTGAAGTTCTTTTTCTTTCATTTTCATCGTATCCTCATGTTGTTTAACTTTTAAATTAAGTTCTTTTTCAGCTAAACTTAATTTAGCCATATCAATTACATCAGGTACATCATTATTATCCACATCTGTATCTTTTGCAAAACCTAATGCAGATATAGAAGCTTTTTGAACTTCAGTTTTACGTCTTTCAGTTTCTTCTAGAACAATCAATTCTTTTTGGAACTCATGCGATTGAATTGCCATTTCACTTTGTTGAGCTTGCAATTTCTCTTGAGCTTCAATATTCATCTGCTGCAACTCTTTCTGTCTTTCAAAAGATTTTTGTTCTTCAATCTGAATTCGTTTGTGAATTTCTTCTGGAGAAGCTTTTGTTACAATATCTTTTATAATTTGAGAAATCGCTGTTGCACCTTGTCCTTGATTTTGTGAAAACGCTTGAATGTTTTGCAACATGTAATTTGCATAATTCTCACTTAAAGAACTTCCTACTAGAAACAATCCAATCTGTGTGTGTTTTAAATGCTTAGGTGAAACTTTCAAAAGCTGCTCTGTTCCATCTGGCAACCAATATTGAAAAGATAAAAGTTCTTTTCCTTTTATTTCCATTTGCGTTTCACAGTAAGTTCTGAACATATGCAACCAGTCATTCAGCGCATCTTTCCAAACAAGAGACAGTTCGTAAAAATACGGCTCTGTAATTGCATAGCTTTGACTAATCGACCTTTGATTATCTGCTACATTAGAACCTTGTTGGAAATTAGCTTGTCTTTGTGGGCTAATACCCATTGCCATACCAATCTCCTGTTTAATTAATTCAGATAACTGATGAAGATTCATAAGCTCAACAGCTGTACCAATCAAATAACCATCTGATCCAGGAGATCTTGTACTCGGAGGTAAGATACCTTGACTTGTTTGACTTCCTGAAAAAATATCTTTATTTGTTTTACGCAACATTGCCAAATACGTTGTAAGTTTTGGTCTAATGTCATCTCCATATAAATCTTTCCCTAAAGAATCAGGTATTTGATCAATGTCAATTTTTTGAATAGCTCCTTGATACGCAGCAAGTTCTCTATTCATTATATGCTTTACAAAAATATATTGCAAATAAGATGGAATCGCCTTTTGTACAAGACTTACAGATTTTGCATTTCTTGCATTTAAAGAAACACCTTTTGTAGACAAACTAAAAGAATCAAAAGGATTTTCTAAATCTACTGTTTGATAAGGAACCTCTCCAAAATGAGCATAAACATTATTGTCTAATCTTACAATTTCATACTTTCTTGGAAGCCAGATTTTTTCTGCAACAAACTCTTTTCCAAAATCCATCCACTTATATCTAGTAGACTTCATATCATATTGATTATAGAAAAGTTCTTTAATAGCATTTTTTGGAATCTCGAAAGAAGAATCTAATGTAACAGTAATTTTTTCACCATACTCGTCGGTAAAAGTCAAAAAGATTAATTCTTTATATGCTTTAAATTCAAAGTGAGTTTCCCAAATTAAATCATTGTTAAATCCATCATCAGGAGATTGATTTAAACCAATCAGTTTATCCACATAAGGTTTTGTAGAATGAATTAATAAATCTTGTCTTGTCTTATCAAAAACTAATTTATTGTCTTTTCCTAAAGAATGTCTTTTATCTAAACCCTTACCATTCCTAACAGTTAATTCTTCAATTTGTTCATCTGACAAATTATAAGCCTCAATTGCTTCAGTTAATGTAATTGGTTTTTGATATGCAATCCACCTTGACTTATGAGTATATTTCTCATTAGATGATTTATGTTTTCTAACATACAGTGGATTCCTGATTTCTAAAACAGGTTTACCATGTTTCCATCCAACATAAATATAAAATTGATCGACTGTTGCCAAATCAGTCATTGTATCTGCTTTTTTAGAAAGAATGTTTTCAGTATATAAAACATATTCTAAAGCACGATTAAAAAATATTTCAGTATCAGACATGAAAGACTTTTGCATTAAATCTGCAGGTTCAAGTTGAGTTCTTAATTGTAACATTTGTTCTTCCGTTACTTCTCCTTGCACCTTAGCTAATTCCAACCCAAGTTTTTCATCAACAGATAATCGAATTTGTTCAGTCTGCTCTTGATCTTTTTCTTTAACAGCGTCAGATGAAAGTAAACTTAATTTGAGATCTTCTCGCCTTTGAATGATTTCTCCTTTGAGAATAGATATAGAATTATGTAATTCTGGATAAGCTTGTACTTCTTCATCCACTTCAGGTAGAGTAGATAAAGGATCGCAAAATAGTTTTAATTTTTCTTTAAAATCAGAAAGATCGTTGTTGACCATTTTATAGCAAGTCAACATGCTATTGTATTCTTCAGAATCAGGAAATGTTGAAGGTAGTGTTTCATTCAAATAATCTTTGAACCATTGTCCGTCATTCTTAAATTTCTCTTTTTCTGAAACTTTTAAATTAATCATATAAAATAGTTGAAGTATTAATTAACAACTCTGCTAGAGCAAAACTATTTTGAAAAGCAGATATAAGTACATTTGTTGGATCTGTTAATGTATTATCCAACATTTTTGTTTTTACATTAAATGCTTGATCTGTGGGTTCAAGCGGTAAATTAGCATTGTTTAATATTTTTCTAGCAGGTGCATATAATATATCTCTAAATGTTTCTGTCCATTCTAGATTCTCTGCAACATCTACTAACTCTGCACCAGATCCTTTCACAATACCTAATTTGCAAGCTGCTCTACAAGCTCCTACAGCATCTTCGATTCTATCAAATTCTTCTTGCGCATTAGTAAATGTTTTTCCTCCTACATATATAATAGCAGAAGTTTGATTCAAACAATCAATTCTTCTAGCAAAATCCTGAACATCAAATTCTTCTGTAAAACTTTCCATTTGAGCTTGAAGTTGTTTTACTCGATTCTTAACTTTTTTTGTATCCGGATTGTTGTATAAAGTAAAATCTGTTTGAGTTACTGTAATTTTGTTAACAGTTCCATTTGTCCAAAATGATTTAATATCTCGAATGTTTTCTCTTTGAGCATCACCCCATCCTGGAATTTTCATTAAACAAATATCTAAGTTCTTAGTTTGTTTATTTGTTAAAGCAATTCTAATAAAAGAATCTGAAAAATCTTTAGCTATAATAATCAACGGAATCTTCTGTTCGTGAAAATCATTAAATGCATCCATATATCCTTCAAAATCATTCATGATTTCTTCAGATAAAATGATTGTCGGATTTTCAGCTTGATAAGTCCCATTTAATTGATTTGCAA